AACTATACCCAAGGGGCAATGTGTTGCCAAGACTTACCAACCGGGAATAAGGTTTCGGCGTTCGCAACCAGCAAAAGCAGCAGGGCCCCAATGCATGCATCCACTCCGCGTCTGGAGGCACTCTCTCCCGCCTGATCAGCGCACGCTGAAGGCGGTCGGACGTCGGCTGGGGGTTGGGGAAATACAGGTCTGGAGGTGGGAGCACGGCCATCGCCGCATCCCGCCCGAGAAGGTGGCGGCGATCAGCGCCATCACCGGCATTCCACCCGAGCTGCTGAGGCCCGATGTTTTCCGCGCACTGAGCGCAGCCGAGGGCGCACGCCTGCTTTCGGCCGCCTCCTGACGGGTACTTCCAAGGAGGTAGATCATGCCCGCAACCAGGTGCAACTCCCAATTGTCGGACAAATAACATGCCGCGCATTGCTGCGTGGTCTCAAGATGAGCAAGAAGCCGTCGCTGGGCTGCTGTCGATCGGGCTCTCCTACGTCGCCATCGCCGCCCAGCTCCACATCAGCAAGGGAGCCGTCGCCGGGCGTGTCAGCCGCCACCCCGAGCTGCGCGTGTACGTCGGGAAGGCCAAGCCCATGCTGCCGCATCGCAAGCCGCCGAAGCTGATGCTGCTGCAGTGCGTCGAGACCACGGGCGTGCTGCTGGTCGAGCTGCCGGCGCGCGGCTGCAAATGGCCGGTGGCCGAGACCGATCGGGGGCACCTGTTCTGCGGCAAGTCACGTCTCGGTGACTGGACGCCCTACTGCGGCGAGCACAGCGCGAGGGCGCGGCCATGAGGGCCTACTACAACGAGATCGATGCCCACGCGGTCGCGTGGCTGCGCAACCTGGTGGCGGCGGGCCTGCTGCCCGAAGGAGACGTCGATGACCGCTCAATTGTCGATGTTCGATCTTCCGACCTGGATGGATACGGGCAGTGCCACTTCTTCGCCGGGATCGGCGGCTGGCCCCTCATCCTCGCGCTCGCCGGCTGGCCGCCGCTGCGGCCGGTCTGGACCGGGAGCTGCCCATGCCAGCCATTTTCGGTTGCCGGTCGACGTGGAGGCGAGGCCGACGCCCGCCACCTCTATCCCGAGTTCAGCCGCCTCATCGGCGAGCGCCGCCCTGCAATCGTCTTTGGAGAGCAGGTTGCATCAGCGGCTGGGCGGGCGTGGCTCGCGGCTGTACGCCTTGACCTGGAGGCGCTGGGATATGCCTGCGGGGCCGCCGATCTGTGCGCTGCGGGCGTCGGCGCACCGCACATGCGGCAACGGCTCTGGTGGGTCGCGCAAGGGCTGGGTATCGCCGATGGCGAGCGACGGCTCCAAGTCGACGGCACGCTGGCGCGAGAGCGGCAATCACCTGACGGCGGAAGCGGCGCTGGCCGGCTGGGCGACGCCTGCCGTGACCGATCACAAGGGCGGCTACTTGGGTGGCAGGATCAGGAACGGCAAGCTGTCGACGGACAGGCTCGACGTGACGGCGCAGCTCGCGGGCTGGCCGACGCCGGCGGTGCGCGACCACAAGGACACCTGCAACCAGCGGGAGCGAATGCTGGAGCGCCGGGAGGAGCAGAAGGCGCTGGGCAGCAACGGCAACGGGTTTGGCCTGTCGCTCGGCATGGCGGCGGTGGCGCATCTGACGATGGAGCCGGTGAGGCTGACGGCTTCTGGCGAGATGCTGACTGGCTCCACTGCCGCGATGGAAGGTGGCGGCCAGTTGAACCCGGAACATTCCCGCTGGCTCATGGGGTTCCCGGCCGCGTGGGCAAGCTGCGCGCCTACGGCAACGCCGTCGTCCCGCAGGCCGGCGCGGAGTTCGTCAGGGCGGTGATGGAGGCGATGGGATGAGGATCCTGGCCTTCGACCAAAGTGTGAAGCGCACCGGCTGGGCGGTGGTCGAGCGCGAGCGTGAAGGCCTGCCGGCGCGGCCGATCACCTGGGGCTCGTTCGGCGCGCCCGGCATCGACACCCGCGCCAAGATGAGCGCCTTCATCTGCGAGGTCGGCGTGCTGGTCACCGCGCACGAGCCCGACGTGGTGGTCTGGGAGAGCCCCTCGGCGTTCATGGGCAAGGGCGGCGTCAATGCCCGCACCCTGATCCTGACCCGCCTCGACGAGGCGCTGACGCGGCTGTGCGAGGCGCGCGACCTCGCCTGCACGACGGTCGCCGCATCGAGCTGGCGCTCGCGGATCCTGGGCAAGGGCTGCGGCCGGCTGCCGCGCATCGAGGCCAAGCGCCGGGCGATGATGTACGTCGACTGGCTCGACCTGACGGTCGCCAACGACGACGAGGCCGAGGCGATCTGCATCGGCATGTGGGGCGCGCTGTTCAGCCGGGCGGTGGCGGCATGACGGTGTTGTCGGCGATCGAGATGATGCAGGCGGCGATCACCGGAGCGCTCAGGCACCATGACTGCGCGGTGAAGGGACGCCACGACTACGCCACCGAAGGCGACAGCTTCGAGGCCACCAGCCTCGCCCGGCATGTCAACGGGGCCGGCGGCGAGATCGCCGTGGCCAAGGAGCGGGACGTCTATTGGGGCGGCCACATCAACCGCTTCAACGGTCAGGGCGGCGACGTCGGCAAGCAGGTGCAGGTGCGCACCCGGCTGAAGGCGCAGTGGCCGATGATCATCAACGAGCGAGACCCTGACGACGTGCCCTTCGTCAAGGTGAGCGGGCTCGCGCCGCACTACGAGGTGCATGGCTGGGTCTGGGGGCGGGATGGCAAGCGCGAGGAGTGGCGCGACCCGAGCGCACACTGGCGCTTCCTCGTGCCGGCCGAGGCGCTGCATTCGATGGACGAGCTGCCATGACCGACCTGCCCTACCAGGAGTGGTTCGAAAGCGACTTCGCCAACGACACCAGGACGATGCCGTTCGAGCTGCGCTGCGTCTACCGGGCGGTGCTCCAGGTGATGTGGTCGAACCACGGCTGGCTGCCCGGCGACGACGTGATCTGCGCCCACATGCTGGGCTGCGACCCGCGCACATGGCGCGCCTACAAGCAGCGGCTTCACGGTCGACTTCAGGCTGAGATCGACCCTGTATGCGGCCCGATCTTCAGGCAGAAACGAGTTTCGAAAGACTGGGCAAACGCCACCGATCGCAGAGCAAAAGCGCAAGCACGTACAGCCCCAGCGCGGGCAGAAAGATCAAGGAAATCAGCAGAACGGCGCTCTGCTGCAGTCCTGAAGCTGGTGACCAGTAACAGTGACAGTAACAGAGACCGTAACGGTGGTCTCGACAGTGGTGCCCCCGCGCGCGTCACCATCACCAACTCACCAACCTCACCAAGAGGTGATGTTGGTGATGGCCCCCTTACCCCCGGCACGGTGGGCCCACCCGCTGCTGTGGGGGCTGGCGTGCCCACCGTGCCAGTCGAGCGCGTCACCGGGCCGTTCATGCCGTCGCCTGCGGCACCGCCACGCCCGGCCCAGCGCTCGGCGTTTCTTGAGGCCTACGAGCAGCACCAGCTCACGGGAGCGCCGCTGCCCATGGTCAACGGGGCACCACCGCAGCGCGACATGCCGAAGGGCGACGGCAAGCTGTGGGACGAGGTCAATGCCAAGTTCGCGCCGGGCAAGCCGCCCGAGCCGACCAGCGAGCACGCCAAGGCGGTGCTCACCAAGCCGAAGGAGGAGCAGCATGAACGACAACCCGACGCCGACGAGCCCAAGCTCGACCCCGACGACCTCGACGACCTCATCCGGTTCTAAGCGGGCGAAGTCGGCGGCCGAGGTCACCTCGAAGCGCAGGAAGTTCGCCAACCTGACCAACGGTCGCGTGATGCGCGCCATCAACGCCATCCGCGTGGTCGCCAACCTCGCCAAGCTCGACGCCTCGAAGGACACGATGGCAGACGACGACGTCGAGCGGATCTGCACGGCGATCGAGGCCGAGGTCGCCCACATGCGACGCCGCCTCACCAGCGCCGCGACAGGCCAGCAGCTCGACGTGGAGTTCGACATCGAGGCGAAGGTCGCGGAGGGGTGAGATGAGCAGGGGCAGCACCCACAACGGACATCACGCCCGCATCGAACGGCAGATGCAGCTCGCGATCACCGGGCACGCCAAGACCGGCCTCGCCCACCAGATGAACTGCGGGTGCTTCTGCGCCACGCTGGTCGAGGGCGATGCCTTCCTCGCGCTGGAGAAGCCGCTCACCTACCGCAAGCGGCGCAAGGAGCGCATCACGCTGTCCAAGGTGTGGCCATGAGCGACGAAGCGCAGAGCCAGGTCACCCGAGGCGACTTCGTCTGCACCGCCAAGGGCGCGAACTTCGAGGGCATCGTGCTCGTCGTCTACGAGAAGCTCGACGGCTCGCTCGGTGCGGTGGTCGAGGCGATCGCCGACGGCTTCGAGGGCACCACGCACGTCTACCCGATCGGCCAGCTCAAGCTGGTCGGCCGGGGCGAGCTGTTCAGCCGCAAGCTGAGGCGCACAGGCGGGTGACGAGCTGGATTGTGTTTCAGGGCCGGCTGGTGCCATCTTTGGGCGCGCTGCTGGCGATCAAACCGAGGAAGGGCAAGGCGATGAAGCAGGAGCCGATCGACAAGGCCTCGTCGAAGGCGTTCATGGACCAGGACGGCGCGGATCCGAGCGCGGTGATGAAGGGCGACAGGAGCCAGCATGTCGACCAGTCGACGGCTCCAGGCACGCCGGTCAGACGGCCACCGATCGTCAGAGGCGGCAATTTCTCGCTCAAGCGCGAGCCGAGGACGCGGCGGTGAAGCCGATCACTGACCGCGCTAAGCTCGACAGGCTCATGGCCTACGGCGAGGAGTACGTGATCGCCGTGCTCAGGCAGGCGATGGTGCAGCCGCACGAGGAGCTGGACTACCTCAAGAACACGCTCGCGGCGCGCACCAAGCTGCTCGACGTGATGGAGGAGATCGACGATGGCTGAGCTGAAGCTCACAGCGCTGCAGGACAGGTTCTTCCTCGCCGTGCTGCAGGGCGCATCGCCAGAACAGGCGATCAGGGCTGCTCGTGGGCCTCATGGGCGACCGCTGGCAGGCAAGACGGCGAAGACGCTGGGCAACGCGATGATGAAGGTTCCGGCCGTGCAGGCCGCCCTTGCGAGCGCACGCGCGCGGCTCGCCGAGCGCGCCGAGCTGACTGTGCTCGACCTCGTCGACCAGCTCATGGAGACGCGCGCCCTGGCGCACAGCATCGATCCGCCTCAGCTCAGCGCTGCTGTCGCCGCGTCGATGGGTGCGGCAAAGTTGCTCGGTCTCGTGATCGACAGATCCCAGGTCGAGCACCTGCGCTCGAAGCCAGCGTTGGTGCCCACGAAGGAGCTGGAATTGTCCGAGGACGAGTGGCGTCGGCAGTTCAGCCCGAGCAGCATGCCTGTGCCAACAGGGAAAATGTCATAGCCAACGGACGTTGACAAACGACAAGTGAGCCCTTACGTAGTGGGTCTCGGCGGCGCGGTGCTGCCGAGCGGGTGCCGGCCCGATCGACCGGCCGGCGGCCCCCTGGGGGGGTATGTCGACAGGCCGGGGCCGACCGGGAAGAGGGGCCCCCCCATTCCACCCACGGCAGGAAATCATGCGAAAATATGTGATCTACACCCGCGTCTCGACCGACGAGCAGGGCAAGTCTGGGCTGGGCCTGGAGGCGCAGCAGCGCGACATCGAGCTGTTCCTGCATGGTTATTCGGAGATCCCGTGGGCGGTCGTCGAGCGTTTCACCGAGGTTGCTTCGGGTGCTGACGACGACCGTCCGGTGCTGCGTGAGGCGATCGGCTGCGCCAAGCGCACCAACGCCGAGCTGCTGGTCGCCAAGCTCGACCGATTGAGCCGCAAGGTGAGCTTCCTGGCCAACCTGATGGACGACAGGAAGCTGCAGATCCGCGTCGCCTCGATGCCGGCGGCCGACAAGTTCCAGCTCCACATCTACGCCGCGCTTGCCGAGCAGGAGCGCGAGTTCATCTCGTCGCGCACCAAGGCCGCGCTGAAGGCGGCGAAGGCGCGTGGCGTCAAGCTCGGCGGCGATCGTCATGGAGCGCTGGAGGCGGCCAACGAGCGCCGGCTGAGCGCCTCCACCGAGCACGCCGTGAGGGTGGCTGAGATCGCCCGGCCGATGCGCGAGGCGGGCACCCCTCTGGCCACGATCGCCGAGGCGCTGAACGCGCAAGGGATGCGGGCGGCCGGCGGCGGGGCCTTCACCGCGACGGCGGTCAAGCGCTTGCTGGCGCGGGCCGGCGAGGCTGCCCTGGTGGCGGCGCAGGAGGCCGAGCGGGCGCGTTTTGCGGCGCTGCAGGCCAAGGTCACCGGCCGGTACGGCTCCGAAGGCGGGAGGGCGGCATGAGCAACGTGCATCTGCCGCGCAAGCTGCGCGAGCTGTCGGCTGCCGGGGCCAAGGGCGTGCGCCGCGACGAGTGGCGGCAGTCTCAGACCACCGTGCCGATGATGCTCGCCGAGGGCCTCGCCGTGGTCGAGGTGCGGGTCGAGCCGGTCGAGTATCTGGTGATCACCGACAAGGGCCGCAGGGCCTTGAGGGGGGAGCTGTGAGACGGCGGCCCTTCAGGCGGCGGCTGGCCCGCGAGTGGGTCGAGCTGGTGACCGGCGAGCGGTTTTTCTCGACCGACCACTGGGTCACCGTGTGGAAGGAGCGCGGATCCGGCCGCGCCCACCGCGTCATCCTCGACAAGGCCGAGGCCGACCGCATCCGCTACATCGCCGCCGTCCAGCATGGCGGTGGCCGCAACGACAGGAGGACGTCGTGACGGAGCATGTGATCCAGTTCGAGGACGCCGAGCTGACGCTCAGGATGTTCGAGCTGCTGACCGACAGGGATCGCCCCAGCGATGCCCACGCCACGGTGCATCTGGCGGCGCTGGAGGAGTTCCCCGGCGAAATCGCCGAGACGGTCGCCACCTGCCGCGAGCTGGCCAAGCTGGCGATGCGCTACTTCGCCGAGTGCGTGAACAGCGCCGGGGGGCCGGTGTCGATGAGCATGGTGGAGCGGCGGGGAACCCGGCAGTGACGCTGCTCCACATCGACGCCCCGCACTTCTGCGCAGGCGCGCTGGTCGACGACGCCGGCATCGTGCGCCGCACCGCGCCGATCCTCGCCTACATGCGCGGCTGGAGCGCGAGGCGGGTCACCGGCTACTGCGCCCGCAAGCGGTGGAACGTGTTCTACTCCAACGAGAGCCTCGGGGCCGGCAAGCCGATGATCTTCCTGTGCGCCGAGTGCATGAGCCCGATGACCGTGCCCGAGTGCTACGTCATCAAGCCCAGCCTGTGCCCCGACTGCGGCGGGGAGTGGAGCCAGTGAAGCGCAAGCGCCTGCCGCCGCGCTGGCGAGATCTCGGCGAGGTCGAGCGCTCGTCGCTGGTGTTCGATGTCGAGGTGCAGCTCGGCTCGCTGGTCGACGCGATGGCCGCCGCCCTCAACGAGTACGTCAAAGAGCGCAAGGTGCGCGGCTTCCCCTACCGGGTGACGTGCGTGTGGACATTGCAGCCGGCCGACCCCAACGAGCCGCCGATCAGGATCATGAGCTGGGACGAGCTGCTCGCCGCGATGGAGCGGGACCAGTGAGGGCCTGCGGCGGCTGCACCCTGTGCTGCAAGCTGATCCCGGTCGAGGAGCTGGGCAAGAAGGCCGGCCAGCGCTGCATCAACTGCAACACCGGCAAGGGCTGCCGCATCTACGCCACCCGCCCGTGGTCGTGCCGCGAGTGGAGCTGCCTGTGGATCAAGGGCACCGAGGACGGCACCGAGCTGCAGCTCAGGCGGCCCGACCGCAGCCACTACGTCATCGACGAGGTGCCCGACATCGTCAGGATCACCAACAACGAAACCGGCGAGGTGACCCAGATCGACGTCATGCAGATCTGGGTCGACCCGAGCCACCCCATGGCCGCCGAGGACGACGCCGAGCTGAAGGCGATGCTGGAGCGCCAGGGCATCATCGCCCTGGTCCGCTTCAGCTCCCAGCGCGGCTACACGCTGTGGCCGCCGTCGCGGACGCCTGACGGAGAGTGGCACCGCTCCGAGACGCAGAGCGCCGACGACCTGCGCGACGCCCAGCGCGAGGCGCGCTTCCGGTTCTGGAGCGAGGCCGCCAAGCGGCAGGCTTGACGGACCCGTTTCGAGACCAATAACTCAACTGGCCATCATGCCCGATGGCCGCATCCAGCTCCGCTTCGTCCCCCAGCCGCGCCAGCGCGCCTACATCACATCGCCCGCCGACATCACCGTGTTCGGCGGGGCGCGCGGCGGCGGCAAGACCTTCGGCAGCCTCGGCGATTTCTGGCTCCACAGCGAAGCCTACGGCGTCAACGCGCGCGGCCTCATGGTGCGCAAGACCCGCGAGGATCTGAAGGACACCATCGACATCGCCACGGCCATGTACCGTGATGCGGCGAAGTGGAACAGCCACAAGAGCTGCTTCGAGTTTACTGTCGGCTCCAAGCTCTACATGGCATACCTCGAAGATGAAAAAGACGCCGAGCACTATCAGGGCTGGTCTCTGACACGGGTATACTTGGAGGAGCTGACCCAGTTCACCTCGCTCAGGCCGATGAAGCTGCTGCTCGCCACGCTGCGATCGGCGCACGGCATCCGCGCCCAGATGAAATGCACCTGCAACCCCGGCGGCCCCGGCCACCATGCGGTGAAGAGCGAGTTCATCGACCTCGGCCCGTTCGAGCTGGCCACCGACCCCGAGACCGGCCTCACCAGGGTGTTCATCCCGTCGCGCGTCGAGGACAACCCGGCGCTGCTGGAGGCGGATCCAGGCTATGTCGGGCGATTGAAAAGCGTCGGCTCGCCCGAGCTGGTCAGAGCGTGGCTGGAGGGCGACTGGGACGTCATCGAGGGCGCGTTTTTCCCCGAGTTCGAGCGCAAGCGCCACGTCATCGAACCGTTCCCGGTGCCCAACGAGTGGATCAAGTTCCGCTCCATGGACTGGGGCAGCGCGACCCCCTTCAGCGTCGGCTGGTGGGTGGTCGTGCAGGACACCTTCGAGCACGCCGGCCGCATCATCCCGCGCGGGGCAATTGTACGCTACCGCGAGTGGTACGGGGCCAAGCCCGGTGGCCGCAACGAGGGCCTCAAGATGACCGCCGAGGCGGTCGCCAAGGGCATCGTTTCACGGGAAACACCGGAGGCCGGGCGGCGTGAGTATGTCGCCTACGGCGTGCTCGACCCGGCCGCCTTCAACGTCGTCTCGGGCCCGTCGATCGGCGAGACCCTGGGGCGCGGCGGTGCCGTGTTCCGGCGCGCCGACAACACCCGCAAGAGCCACGACAAGAAGATGTCGGGCTGGGACCAGCTCCGCTACCGGCTGAAGGGCGACGGCGACGGCCACCCGCTGATCTTCTTCTTCGACCACTGCCGCGACATCATCCGCACCTTGCCGATGCTGCAGCCGGATCCGCACAACCCCGAGGACGTCGACACCGACACCGAGGACCACGCCCCCGACGAAGTCCGCTACGCCTGCATGAGCCGGCCCTACGTCGCCCGCGTCGAGGACGTCGCCGACAAGAACCCGTACCTCATCGCCAACCTGTTCAAGCTCAAAGAGCGCACCTGATGGCCGGCTCGACCACCACCACCGGGCTGGCCCCGACGACCCACTACGACAAGGCGGCGAGCGTGCAGGGCTCGCAGGCCGACCTCTACAATGCCGGCGGCGGCCAGTACGCCATGGCCGACCCCTATTCGGGGCCGCAGTACCAGCCGCAGTTCGACAAGCAATACTGGATCACCTGCCTGCAGGACGCCGAGCGCGCCGAGCAGGTGTGGCGCAAGCGCGCCCGCGAGATCATCCAGATCTACCGCAACGAAGGTCGCACCGGGCGTGGCAAGAACAACAGTCCCGGCCAAATCACCTACAACATCCTCTACGCCAATACTGAGGTAATGCTGCCGGCGATCTACCAGAAGCCGCCGAAGCCGGTGGTCAGGAGCCGCTTCCAGGCGGCGATGCCGCCGCCCGAGATCCCCATGCCGCCACCGATGGGTGGCGGAATGCCAATGCCGCCCGGCGTGTTGCCGCCGGGTGGCATGCCACCGGGTGTGCCCCCCGGTGGTCCCTCGCCGCTGGAGGCGGCCGGCGGTCCCCTGCCGCCCATGCTGCCGCCTCCCGCTGGCGGGATGCCGATCGGTGCCGGCAACGCCGCACCGCCGATGCCGGGCCCGATGCCGGCTCCGCAGATGGGGCTGCCGCCAGCGCCGCCGCCGATGCCGATGGCCGGCCCGCCGAAAGCCAACCCGGCCGACATCGAGACCGCCGCCGCCGTCATGGAGAAGGCCCTGGAGGTGGTGCTCGACAACGAGGCCAACGACGAGGCCATCAAGCTCGCCATCAAGGACAGCCTGCTGCCCGGTCGCGGCGTGTGCCGGGTGCGCTGGAAGCCGCAGATGAAGACGTTCCCGGTGATGGCCGGCGACGGCGTCACCGGCCTGCCGCAAGGCGCTGAGCCAGGCGCGCCGCCGGTCGAGGAGGAGCGCAAGGTCTGGGAGGAGGTGTCGGACGAGTATGTGTTCTGGGAGGACTTCCTGGTCGACCCGGTGCGCTTCGCGCCCGACACCACCTGGATCGCATTTCGCCACCTGTTCGACCGCGAGATGCTGGAAGCCGAGTTCGCCGGCTCGCCCGAGTACGAGGCGCTGAAGCAGGCCGGCAAGCTGGAGAGCATCCTCTTGTGGACCGACGAGAGCGCCGCCAAGAACCCGGTCGGCGGCGGCTCCGGGATGAAGGCGACCAACTACCTCGGCGACTACATCCACAAGGCAATGATCTGGGAGATCTGGCACCGGCCGACCAAGCGGGTGGTGTGGTTCATCAAGGACGGGCTCGGCCTGATCCTCAGGATCGACCCCGACGTCTACCAGCTCAACGGCTTCTACCCGGTGCCGGTGCCGCTGCTCGCGGTGTCGACCTCCGACAGCCGCATCCCGCGCCCCTATTTCGAACTCTACGCCCAGCTCGCGGGCGACCTCGACAACATCTCGGCGCGCATCTCGGCGCTGATCAACCACATCAAGGCACGCGGTGCCTACAACTCGGCGTCGAAGGACATTCAAGACCTGCTCCTGGCCGGCGACAACAAGATGATCCCGGTCGACGGCGTCGACATGCTCAACGGCGGCCTCGCCAACCACATCTGGATGCTGCCGATCGAGCTCTACGTGCAGGCCCTCAACCAGCTCTACCTCGCCCGCGACCAGACCAAGCAGGCGATCTACGAGATCATGGGGATCTCCGACATCATGCGCGGCGCGACCAAGGCGACGGAGACCGCGACCGCCCAGCGCATCAAGGGCTCGATGGGCGTCAGCCGCCTGGAGGACGCCAAGCAGCAGGCCGAGAATTTCTGCCGTGACCTCCTTCGCCTGAAGGGCGAGCTGATCGCCCAGAACTTCGACCCCGAGACCCTGGAGGCAATGACCGGCGAGACGGTGACGCCCGAGGTGCTGGCCATCCTGCGCTCGGACTTCCAGCGCTCGGCCAGGATCGACGTCGAGAGCGACAGCACCGTGATCCCCGACCTGCAGGCCGAGCAGCAGGGCATGGCCATGGTCATGCAGTCGGTGCAGCTCGTGATGCAGGGCACCCAGCAGATGCTCGCCTCGGGCTTCGTGCCGCCGCAGCAGGGCATGCAGATCGGCATGGAGCTGCTCAAGATGGCGCTGCATCCGGTGCCCTACTCCAGGGGCGTGATGGAGCTGCTCAACAACCTGACCAAGCAGCTCGCCATGCTGCCGCCCGGCATGATGATGGGCCCGCCGCCAGGACCGCCGCCCGAGGGCCCGCCGGCCGGCAGCAATGGCAAGGGCCCGCCCGGCAACAACAGCGCCGCCAAGCCGCCGCCCGTGCCGCAGGGCATGCCGCCCGGCATGGCACCACCACCCGGCATCCAGTGAAGGAGAAAACACCGTGACCGTGACCCTGACTTCGCTTTCGCCGACCTACGCGGCGATCAACACCGAGACCGAGCTGGCCATCGTCGGCGCAGAGCTGACCAAGACCACCACGACGCTGTTCGTCGGCGGTGTGCAGACCACCTTCGAATGGGTCTCCGACGTCGCCATCAAGGCCCTCGTCCAGAGCGACGAGCCCGGCCCCGTCGAGGTCGTCGTCGAGAAGGGCGGCGTGCGCTCGAACCCGCTCACCCTGACGTTCACCGAGGAGGCCACCAGCGAGCTGCCCGACGACACCGTCACCTCGTCCGACACCGTCATCACCACCTACAACCCCGAGCAGTTCCAGACCGAGCAGCAGAAAGAGGCGGCGGCCGGCCACACCGACCCGGTGAGCGCGCCGGTCGAGCCCGGCGTGGCCACGCCGGTCGATGTCAGCGCCAGCGAGCCCTATGCGGTTGGCGCGCCCTATGCCGTCCACACCGAAGGCGTGCCGATGAACCAGCCGCCGCCGTTGGGCTGGCCCGGCGCTCTGACCGGGCAGGATGCGCCGCCCAACACGCCCAACCGGATATTGAACCCCGCTTAGGAGGCCGCCATGGGCCAGACCTACCCGCTGCCGATCACCCGCGCCATGGTGACGCCGGCCTACCTCGGCGACGTCACCTACAACTGGCCCTACAACGGCCTCTATGGCAACGACGTCAACGTCGCCACCGCCAACGCCACCGGGCCCTACGAGCCGAAAAACCAGGGCAACAAGGCCAACATGCTCGGCGACGCCAACCGGCTCGCCGTCGACATCACCACGCCGTCAGGCTGGATCGACCCGAAGGAGGGCTACGGTCCCGCGCCGACGCCGACGCTGACCGGGCTCATCCCCAGCAGCCGGGTGGTCGCGCCAACCGACGATCTCAGCGTTGAGCTGATCGGCTCGAACTTCATGCCGTCCTCGCAGATCGAGGTCGCCGGCCACATCGAGCGCACCACCTACGTCTCGCCGAGTGTCCTCAAGACGCTGTTCCGGGGCACCGTGTTCACCGGCCCCGGCGTGCTGCCGGTCAGGGTGTTCAACGACGACAAGGCGTCGGGCGTGCAGAACTTCACGATCACGGCGGCCGAATGATCACCCCGCGCGACAGCCCTCCGCAGTTCGCCGTGCCGGTCAATTCCGACACCGGCTTCCCGCTGACCGAAAACCAGCTCCACCACCTCGGTGCGCTGAAGGAGGCCGCCGGCATGCTCTACGCGGCCATGCACGCGGCCGAGGGCACCTCGATGCCGGGCGAACACGCCGACCACTCGTGGTCGGGCCGCCGGATGGCGATTGCCGCCACCCACATCGAGACCGGCCTGATGTTCGCCAGGAAGGCTGCTGTGGAGCGATGACGGTCTGGGTGGTCCGAGAGGGCCGGCTGGTCGAGAAGGCCTCTGTGCGAGCCGCTGCGGCCGACAGGCGGTCGATATTCCCGGCTCCCATGCTCAGCCGCATGGAGCCGTTCGAGAGCCCGGTCACGGGCAAAGAGATTTCGTCCTGGCGCGAGCGAGACCGCGACTTGGACGCGGCCGGGGCGGTCGACCCGCGCGACCTGCCCAAGGGCCCGATCGAGAGGAGGAGGAGAGACAATGAGCGATCAAGGAACCGCAAGGCCGAATGGGGCGGTGCCGGCTGAGCCGGTCGACCCGCCGGCCGCAGCGCCGCTGAGCCTGCGCGAGGTCGCCGAGAACGCCTACGACGAAGTCATCGACGCGCCCGAGCCCGAGGCCGGCTCAGAGCCGGCTGGACAGGACGGGCGAACCAGGGATAGCTTGGGCCGTTTCGCGCCCAAGACGACCACGGAAGCGAAGCCGGGAGAAGCAGCGGAGCCCCCAGCTCCACCCAGCCCCGACAAGGAACAACTTGCCAGTCCGCAGGATCCGGCTCACCCAGCCCCGCAAGGGAGAAGCAGCGAGCCACCCGCCAACTGGAGCGCCGCCGATCGTGAGCTATTCGCCAAGCAGACGCCCGAGGCAAAAGAGTTCCTCCTGCGCCGGCACAGCGAGATGGAAGGCGATTACCAGCGGCGTGTGACGGCCACCGCGTCAGCAACCCAGTTCACGCAGGCGGTCGCGCCGATCTTCAACGACCCGGTCATTGCCGGTTCGTTGCAGCAGAGCAACCTGAGCCCGTTCGACGCGATCCGCGAATGGGCATCGATGCACAAGAGGGCGATGAGCCCCGATGCGCGCGACAGGGCCCAGCTCTGGCATGAAATCGGCACGCGCCTCGGGCTGGATCCAGCAGCGGTTTATGGCCAGAGCCAGTCGGGACCGGCGGCCGGCAACGGGCAGTTGTCCGAGGCCGACCTCAAAGACCCGGCTATCCGCTATTTCGCCGACCACGTCGGCCGTACTGTTCAGGAAGTGCAGGCCCTGCGGGGCCAGATCGTCGCCATGCAGCGCATGGAGAGCGAGAAGGCCAACGCCGAGGCGGTCAAGGTCACGCGATGGGGTATCGACAGCTTTGCCGAGGAGAAGGACGCACAGGGCAACCTCGTGCGGCCGGACTTCGACGCGGTGCTGCCGCAGATCATCGAGCTGTTCAACGCCAATCCCAACCGGGACTTGCGCGAGGCCTACGAGACCGCCCGGTGGATGTCCCCGCAGACCCGATCGGGACTGATCGCCGCTGAGCGCACTGCGGTGCAGCGGCAGTTCGCCAACGACCGGGCCAAGGCAGCGGTGCGCGGCAATGCGCGGGGGGTCACCTCCCCGGTCAGTAGACCGCCCAACGCCGGCAAGGGCCAGAGCCTGCGCGACACGCTGGAAGCGACGGCAGACGAGATCGGCCTCTGACGGGATCCCCGAGCGGGCCCGTCTGACCGGAGCCTCACATGGCCGAGCCCACCGTTACCCAGTTGGTGGCAACAACCATCAACAACTACCACCAGA